TACTATGCGTAAGTCTCTTGTCTCATCCGTTAAGGCTGGCGGCAAAGGTGGAAGCCCCGGACAGTGGAGCGCAAGGAAAGCCCAGATGGTGGCTAAGCAATACAAAGCTAAAGGTGGAGGTTACACATCATGAAGGGTGTAAAGCATTATAAGAAGGACGGTACTGAGCATAAGGGCAGCACTCACAAGATGCCTGATGGTTCCTTACATACAGGTAAGTCTCACGGTAAAACAAGTGTAAAGTTATTTCACTATAAAGATTTAAGCAAAACAGCAAAGGCTAAAGTTGATGGCGCTAAAAAAACCACAAAAAAGTCTTAAGTCTTGGACAAAACAAAAATGGAGAACTAAAAGTGGAAAACCTTCAACGCAAGGTGCGAAAGCAACTGGAGAACGTTATCTTCCAGCTTCTGCTATTAAAGCTATGGATGCAAAAACTTATAACGCTTCTACAGCAAAAAAGAAAGCAGACACAGCAAAAGGTAAGCAGTTTTCTAAACAGCCTAAAAAAGCTTCTAAGGCTACTAAAGCGCACAGGAGAATAACGTGAGTAAAAACTTAAATGAGAAGCAACAACTCTTTATGCAAGTCTTGTTTGATGAAGCAGGAGGGGATGTAATAACAGCCAAGAAGATGGCAGGTTATTCTGATAGCACTGCTACTCGTTTAATTGTAGAGGGGCTTAAAGATGAGATCTTTGAGGCTACAAAGTCTTACATGTCTAGGCTTGGTCCTCAAGCTGCTGTTGCTTACGGTAGTGCTTTGTCTGATCCTACGCAGTTAGGCATCAAAGAGAAGATGGTAGCTGCAGGTCAGATACTAGATCGTGCTGGCGTAGTTAAGACTGAGAAGGTTGCAGTAGAAGCTTCAGGAGGTTTATTTATTTTACCACCTAAAGAGAAGTGCAAAAAATGTGAAGACGGTAACTGTACGTGTAATTAATAGCTATGAATACTTTTTTTGCTAATAACGACTTAGGTTTTTGGATGTTACCAAAGCCTGACAAAATGAAGAACTGGGAAAGGATACCAAGGCTTGTAAAACCTGTACCTTGGGGGTATCAAGTAGACCCTGATAACGAAAAATGGTTAAACCCAATAGAAAAAGAATTAGAACTATTAGAGCTTGCAAAGAAACATTTAAAGCAGTATAGTTACAGAGAAGTTTCTGCTTGGCTAACTACGCAGTCAGGTAGAAGTATATCTCACATGGGTTTAAAGAAAAGAGTAGACATTGAGCGAAAACGTAAAACAACTGTTAGAATTAAACGTGAGCTTGCCAAAAGGCTCGAAAAAGCCATCTCGCAATACGAAAAGCTCGAAAAAGAAAGAGTTGGCTACTACACCCAAGCAAACTAAGGATGTTTCACGTGAAACAAACAAAGTACCAGCCACACCTATTGCCGCACCATTTGACGTAACTGAAGCACAAAACATCGTTTTTAAACCTAATCCGGGGCCACAAACACAGTATCTAGCATCTAGTGAGAGAGAAGTACTATATGGTGGAGCAGCAGGGGGTGGAAAGAGCTACGCTACACTAGCTGACCCTCTGAGAAGTTTAAACCATAAAGATTTTAGTGGCTTACTTGTACGTCACACGACAGAGGAACTAAGAGAGCTTATACAGAAAAGCCAAGAGTTGTACCCTAAAGCAATACCGGGTATTAAATGGTCAGAGAGAAAGTCTCAATGGGTAACGCCTAGAGGTGGGCGTATCTGGATGAGTTACCTAGACAAAGACCAAGACGTAATGCGCTACCAAGGACAGGCGTTTAACTACATAGCCTTTGACGAACTTACTCAGTGGTCTACACCCTTTGCGTGGGACTACATGCGCTCAAGATTACGTAGTGCAGCACCTGAACTAGGTTTGTACATGAGGGCAACAACTAACCCCGGTTCTATAGGACACCAATGGGTTAAAAAAATGTTTATTGATCCTTCAGAGCATAACAAAGCTTTTTGGGCTACTAATATTGAGACAGGAGACAGACTAGAGTACCCTAAAGGACATACTAAATCAGGACAACCTTTGTTTAAGCGTAGGTTTATACCTGCAAGTTTGTTTGATAATCCTTATCTGTCAGACAGTGGTGACTACGAAACTATGCTTTTGTCTTTGCCTGAACACCAACGCAAACAACTACTAGAAGGAAATTGGGATGTTAATGAAGGCGCAGCCTTTCCAGAGTTCAATAGAAAAATTCATGTTGTCGAACCCTTTGACGTTCCTAATGGTTGGACGAAGTTCAGAGCTTGCGATTATGGTTACGGTAGTTGGACAGGTGTTGTATGGTTTGCTGTATCTCCTTCAGAGCAACTAATAGTATACAGAGAGATGTACGTAACAAAGGTAACAGCTACTGATTTAGCTGATATGATACTAGAAGCAGAGTCAGGGGATGGTACAATAAGATACGGCGTGTTGGACTCATCCCTCTGGCATAAAAGAGGCGATACTGGCCCTAGCTTAGCAGAGCAAATGATTATGAAGGGCTGTCGCTGGAGACCTTCGGATCGCTCCAAAGGCTCTAGGGTTTCAGGTAAAAATGAGATACACCGCCGTTTGCAGGTGGATGAGTTTACTGAGGAACCCCAACTCGTTTTCTTCTCCACCTGCATCAATAGCATAGCACAGATACCAAGTCTACCTTTAGATAAACGCAACCCAGAAGATGTCGATACAAACGCAGAAGACCACTTGTATGACGCAATAAGATATGGTATAATGACTAGACCACGAAGCTCCATATGGGACTTTGACCCTGCAACACAGAGAAGCGGTTTTCAAGCTGCTGATCCTACATTTGGATATTAAGTATGGACCCTGAAGATTTTACAACTGACTTTGAGGCAAACTTAGAGTCTGCTGAATCAGCACACATAGAAGACGTTACTACTGAAGGCATGACTGATCCTAAGGCAGGTCATATTATTGACTTAGTTATGGGAAAGTTCAAGAAAGCAGAAGACGCAAGATTTGTTGATGAGCAACGTTGGATGAGTGCTTACCGTAACTACAGAGGTATATACAATAGTGAAATACAATTTACGGAAGCTGAAAAGTCAAGGGTTTTTGTTAAGGTTACTAAAACTAAAACTCTAGCTGCCTATGGGCAGATTGTAGAAGTTCTTTTTGGCAGTCAGAAGTTTCCTCTTGCTATTGACCCTACTACTCTTCCTGAAGGTGTAGCAGAGACAGTACACTTTGACGCAAACCCACAAGCAGAGCAAGGTGCAGAAGAGTTAAAAGAGACTTTTTCTCCTATGCCTATCTTTGGACCTGAAACTACACTAGAACCGGGAGACACTATAAACAGTATAAAGAACCGTCTTGGTGGTATGGCTAATAAACTAAAGCCTGTAGAAGACAAACTAATAGAAGGTGTAGGTACATTACCTAGTAGTGTTAACTTTAGCCCTGCATTAGTTGCAGCTAAGAAAATGCAGAAAAAGATACACGATCAATTAGAAGAGTCAGGTGCAAACAAACAGTTACGCCTCAGTTCTTTTGAGTTGGCACTTTTTGGTACTGGTATTATGAAAGGCCCCTTTGCTGTAAACAAAGAGTACCCTAGTTGGAATAATGAAGGTGAATACGAACCTACAATTAAAACTGTTCCTTCTACTAGCCACGTATCTATTTGGAATTTCTACCCTGACCCTGATGCTGCAAACATGGATGAGGCTGAATATGTTGTAGAGCGTCATAAACTATCACGTTCTCAAGTACGTGCATTAAAAGGCAGACCTTTCTTTCGTGATAACGCCATTGAGAAGTCTCTCGGCATGGGCGAAACTTATGAAAAGAAGTGGTGGGAACAGGCAATGGAGGACGATGCCCAAGAGTCCAAAGCCCAGCGCTATGAGATATACGAATTTTGGGGTTATGTAGATACAGAAATACTTAAAGAGCATGATGTAGACATCCCTAAAGAACTAAAAGACTCTGATCAGCTAAGTGTAAACATCTGGGTATGCAACAGTCAAGTTATCCGTTTAGTTATGAATCCATTTAAACCTGCACTTATACCATACTATGCAGTTCCTTATGAGTTAAACCCCTACTCATTTTTTGGCGTAGGTATAGCTGAGAACATGGATGACACACAGACCCTAATGAATGGCTTTATGCGTATGGCTGTTGATAATGCCGTATTGTCGGGTAACCTATTGATTGAAATAGATGAAACTAACTTAGTACCGGGCCAAGACTTAACATTATACCCCGGCAAAGTATTTAGACGTCAAGGAGGCGCACCCGGACAGGCTATCTTCGGCACTAAGTTTCCTAATGTAGCTGGTGAAAACATGCAACTCTTTGATAAAGCTAGAGTTCTAGCTGATGAGTCTACTGGTTTTCCTAGTTTTGCACACGGTCAGACAGGTGTATCAGGCGTAGGACGTACTGCTTCTGGTATTAGTATGCTTATGTCTGCTGCTAACGGGTCTATACGAAATGTAATTAAAAACGTAGATGACTACATGCTTGGTCCTCTAGGCAAGGCTTTCTTTAATTTTAACATGCAGTTTGACTTTGATCCTTCTATAAAGGGTGACTTAGAGGTACGCGCACAAGGTACTGAAAGCTTAATGGCTAACGAAGTACGTAGTCAGCGTCTGACACAGTTCTTGCAGGTAGTACAGAACCCTGCCTTGGCTCCTTTTGCTAAGATGGATTACATCATTCGGGAGATTGCTGTTAGTATGGATCTTGACCCTGATAAGGTTACAAACTCAATGCAAGATGCTGCAGTGCAAGCAGAGATATTTAAACAGTTCGCACAGCCTCTACCAACGCCCCCAGAAGCAGGAGGACCACCTCAAGCGGGTGGACCACCTCAAGGACCATCAGTCCCTCAAGGAGCAGCTCCTACAGGACCGCAAGACATGGGCGGCGGTGGTGGCGGTAACATAGGAATTGGCGCTGCTGCTGCACCGGGCGAAGAAGGCTTTACAGGGAACGTACAATAATGAGTATGGGTAACATAGCAGCAAAGCTCTTAAGTAGTATCTTTCAAGAAGTGGCTACTCCTGTAAAAGCTGTTGGCAGAGGGTCTCAAAAGAAATTTGTAAGAGATGTAAATACAAAGGGAGAAGAAAGAGGGGCTATTGTTATACCTAGAGAGGAAACTATAGCTCCTCTGGTAGCAAGACAAGAACGTGCTTTAGAGTCTACATCTTCTGTCAGTGTCATGCCAGCACCGGG